CCAGGAAAATTTGGAAACCCGGCAGTGACGACGTTGCGAATCGATTCTACCGGGCTACGATTCACGAGACTGGCGAGGTAGTGCTTTGGGACATTGTTGATGCGATAAAGATGGTCCTGGGTGAAGAACTCACGAAAGAGGATCTTGTTGCTCGTTCTAAGTACAGTCCAGAGATGTTACGTCCTTGGGCCGAAAAGTATTCGAGTGGCGGTCGAATGGGTGAATATGATAAATATATTCTCCATGAAGCGTATCTCAAAGTCAGAAGAATGTTCAGACTCTCGCATCTTAAACCTTTGAAAGTAGAAGATGTTCCTTTCGATGGTTCTAAGAGTGCAGGACTGCCAACATTGAGAACTAAGAGTGAGGTCGTTCCTCAAACAATGAGGGAAGTGGCGTACTTGAGGTCTCATCCTGAGGCAGCCCCACCACCTTTAACGGTCTTTCACCGTGGAAAGAATCTCGATGAGGTTCGCGGTGTGCAAGGGTATCCTTTTTGCATGATGTTGCTTGAAGGAAGATTCTTTTATCCGTACCAACAGAAAGTGATTAAACATCACACGCCATATGTTGGAGGCCGTTATGACTTCGAGACAGCTGCATTGCTGAACGAGGTCAGAGTTAAGAGCCGGTTTGTTTTGGAGTCGGATTTTTCTAACTTCGACGGTTCTATATCCGCAAAGCTCGCAGGCATGGCATTCTCCATAATCCATGACTCTTTTGACATGGAGCCGCAAGACGAGCAGGATTGGTCTAGGATAACACGTTACTTTGTGACAGCGCCTATGTTAATGCCTGATGGTTACATCTATTGTGGCAGAAAGCATGGCGTGCCCAGTGGTAGTACGTTCACTCAGCTAGTGGACTCTATCGTCAATGCTATTGTACTTGAGTACAGTGCGCGGAGACTTCAGTTTCGCCCCACACGTTACTTCGTTCTTGGCGACGACGGTGTGCTTGGTCTCAACCAGTTTGTTGACCTTGATGCCTTAGCCGCCGTGATGGCTGAACTGGGTATAAAGTTAAACGTAAAGAAAAGCAGTCTGCATACCTCTGCAGAGAGCATTCACTTCTTAGGGCACGACTGGCGCAATGGTAGAGGCGTCAGGAATCGTAGAGAAAGCCTTATCCGTCTTTGCACTCCAGAGAGGGCTAGGGATGAGTATTATTCAAAGAACAGAGATGAACGAAGACGAGCTTATATCGAACGAATTCGTAGTTACCAAGAAGACAATCCTGATATCTGGACTGATCTCGAACGCCTGGTTCAATTTTACCAGATGCAAGAGGGTGAAAGGAAGGATTGGGTTGGCAGGTG